TTACACCACCAATTACTGGTCCTACTATACCTGGCAATAAAATACCAACAGCAGTAGTTGCAGAGTCAGGTGTAATATCCAATAGCGAGTTCCAAGCATATTCGGTATTATCATTCAAAGTACCATTAGTAATATTATAAGTTGCGCCATATCCTGATTGTGTTTTGTTTAGCCAAAATACAGTTCTTTCTGATAACAATACATTTAAATTATGAAAATTCACATCTGTTGGATCCCCTGTGGGTGCTGACCTCTTACCATTCAAAATTACTTTTGAAATATTGTTTTGTGTTATAATTTTGGGTTTTTTAATAATATTACTTAATAATATCTTTAAATTTGTTTCCTCTTCTTTTTTGTCTGAAAAGTACAGAAAGTTATCTCTATCAGCATATACAACTCCAAAATACATTATGAACATTTGTTGTAATAATTTTCTCAGTTTAATTTCCTTTAAATAAATATGAAAAAATACATTTCGATCTACACTATTTAATATACTACTTACTGAATATTCAGTAATACCTGCTTCTCCCATAACATTATCTATGGTATATTGAGGATTGTTGAACCAGGCATCATTTCCATGCACTAATTTAGAATCTAAAGTATCAATTATATTCCTAGCTGTAAACTCTATTGTCAAGTCAGACTTCTGTACATCCCATGTCTTTAAAAAGTATTCTCCCATTGTACAATATTCTAGCCCTGCGTCTGTTATTAACCCTATCCTACAGTTAATTGGAAATCCTGCTTTTAGTGAATCATATATACCATTGTCATTCAATGGATTAAATAGGTTATCTTCATTAATAACTTCTAATTGTAACTCATTTGCTGGAAAATCAATACCTGTCGCACTTATTTCTTCTAGCACATTAATATTAACAATGCCATCGTCGTTGTATACTTTAGCAAATCCAAAGTCAACTTCGACTATTCTCGCTCTTCGTTCTCCTGTTACCCATTTTTCTATTTCTATTGTGACAATGGTATAATCATCATCATCCACTGTAATTACCACGCTATTTTTATCATTATCTGTAACATTATACGTATTCAATAGCGTTGCACCATTATACATTTTGACTTCAAAGTCTGTTGCATATTGATTCTGTAAACTATCAAACAATACAGATATTGTCTTAGTAGAATCTGTGCTACTCAGTGTTAGTGTGACTAATGGATTAGTTGTCCACTCTCCTGCACTATCGCAAAGTGTATCACTCCACCATCCTATTTCATCTGATGCTGTTGGTGCTATATCGAAAGTCCCATCTAATTTAAAGTAAGTTGGTTCAAACGATGCAAACTTTTTATTATACCTAGCATCGTTAACAAGCTGTGTTACGTCTGATATTCCTTCTGTAGTGTTTGCAGTGGGCGTTACTGTTGATTTCATTGATGTATCGTATAATACCACTTCTGCTAACGCACTAACATATCTTTCTGACTCGAGAGCGGCTTTACTATATTCTCCACTTACTGCTATCATAATTCTATAAAGTTACAGCTAACATCAACATATGCTGTAATTTTATCTGTAGTCGAATCCTTTTTGAATGCTTGAGCAGTTATATCTCCTGCATACATGATAGTTGTTGTAAACCCTGTTCCAGTTGGATCATCAAATATACATGTGAAAGACGACAATAGTTTTATCGCCATTAATTGAGTATATTGTGCTCTCGTTAAATAATTCCAACTCATTTCTAACTTTTTCTTAACCGTAATAATATCCCTAATCAGACCACCATTAGCATTACGTTCTGAGTTTTCAATTTGAGTAGGATAAGGGTTATATTCGCTCGGTGTTGGTATTGAAGTTCCATTGACTGTAATTAATGCCATATTATCTCTCCTAACTTACTGTAACTACACTTGTTCCCATTCTTGAACTTTCGTTTTGATTATATTTGCTTAAACCTCTACTTAATAATACTCCATCAAGTATAATGTCTGGTACGTTTAATTCTTGTTGTCCATTTGATTGTGATTGTCCTAACTTTTGAAAGTTAGTATTGCTCATAATACGCCCAGGACTATCTGGCACAAATAACTCTGGTCCTCGTTCTCCTACAAGAGATATGTCCTTTTGTTTTGGACGCCCTCCGTTATAATAACCTTTATTTGTACCACCACCTAACGCACTAATTTGTGATGTCAAACTGTCTACTTGAACTTGCCATGTTTGTATCAAGTTTTTATACGCTGTACCGCCTGATAATTTTCCAAAAAATGATAACGCATTATAATTTGAAGTGGCTTTTTGTACCTGCGTTCTAGCGTCTGATAACTGTTTCCTATATAAAGATAACAGTTTTGCTTTTTCTGACACAGTAGTCGCATTTTTTGTTGCTATAGATTGGTCATTTGCTAGATTTGTTGAAGTACCTAACACTGCTTTAGTTACTTCATTACCTGACTTAATTGTCTTATATATACTTGCAATAGTTACTACAATAGTCCCTAGTGCTGCTATAGCTAATAAGACACCCAATATACCAAGTAATCCAGTACCCATCGCTGCTGCTGCTCCTGCTCCTCCCATAATTCCTAAGAAGCTTGCTAATTTTGATACCACGAACACTCCAGCGAGTGTTGTTCCTACCGCTATAATGACTTCTTTATTCTTCATAAACCAATCGTACAAGTTTTTAACTTTATCTACGACTCTTTGAACTTCTGTAGATACAGTGTCATCAAACTCAAACTCTGGTATTAAACCACTGCTCAATCCTCCGCCACTGCCTGTCTGTGAAATATTAACTATTTCATCAAAAGGTGCTAAGAACTTAGAAGTTTCTTTTAATCCTCCGTTAATTGAATCTATATATTTATCTGTCGCTCCTGCAAGTAAATTAACTCCAAAGAACGCCATCGCTAATTGATTAATGACATTTACAGCCTGTAGTCCAAACTGTACTAACTTTTCTAATAATGGAGCAAACGCTTGCCCTATACTAAAATATAAGAAGTCCATACTTGTTTTTAACTTTTCATTACTATTTAAGTAATTAGTTATACTTCTTGTAATAACGCTAAATATACTACCCACGCCCAAAAGAGCAATAGCATATCGCCCTAATTTCCGTGTTATACCTTTAAACGTTTTTCCTAATTTTGTAAATGACTTTTGTGATTGTTCACCTATTTGTTGTAATTGTGTTCTAATACGACTCAATGTACTCCCATTAGCGTCATTTAGTGCGGTTTCTACCTTATTTATTTCACTTGCTGTTGTATTTGAAGTTGTTATTAGATTTTGCATAGTACCATTAACATTTGCTATCTTCACTTGTAATTTTGCATAGGCTTCGGCGTTTCTCTCGCTGACCCCCCCATAACTCATTAGTGATTCTTGATCACGTAATTGTGTTAATTGTGTTTTATATGCTGCTATTTTCATATTAACAGCACTTAATTTACGAATTAACGTGTCTAATTGTCTATTACCACCAAAATCAACTGTCTTTTTAGTGTCAACACTTTTAATAGTTCTTTTAACTTTCTCTACTGCTTTTTGTAAAGGGTTCAAATCCGCTGTAAATACTACTTTGAGTTCATCTAATGTCATACCTTCACCACCTTTTTACTATCTTTTAACCATTCGGGTCTTTTAATCCCTACAGGTCTCTCTATTATTCCTGGAAATGCCTCGTATATTTTAGGCATAGTCTTAGGACTACTGAAAGCGAAGGCATTTAAGTTTGCCGAAGCATATACTAATGCAGCGTCTCTTCTATATTCTGCTTTAATTTGCTCATTTTTACCTTCTAACATGTCAACAATCTCTCCATATGTTAAATCCCATAATTCTTGTGGTGAAAAACCAAAAGAAAAGGCAATTTTATAAACTTCTTTTACGATTTCGGAAACACTTGTTATTTTTCGTCTTGTTCCTGTACGATCTTCAGTGCTTCCTTCTTGATAAAACCCGACTCTGCCAATCCCTCCGCAAGTATCATTGCTATGTCTTCATGGCACATCCCATTTTCGATTAGTTCATCTCTAAGTTGATACACTTTTTCACGGTCAAACCCATTATTCATATCTTTTAATAGATAATGGAGTAAAATTATTTGACTTTCTATAGAAGCATCTACAGCTAATTCAATAATTGCTTTACCTGCTGATTTTTCACATTCTACAGATGTCTTTGAACTCATTCTTAATTTATATTCTTTATCTTTCACTTTTAAAATTGCAAACATTTAAAATTACCTTTCCTTTCCGTTATACGCTTGGTGGGAATGTTGTTGCTATTTCACTTGATACTGTTACTACCATTTGGAATGCAGTTATTTCATCTACTGCTCCAGCAGTATAAATTATTGATGGTTCTCCACTATATGATAATACTAATCCATTTGCATATGTTTCATAGAACCAAAGTATTTGGTCTAATCCAGCAGCAGTATATGCTACTTGAATGTTTGAATCAGCGTCTGGTGTATCCATATTAAAATCATAAGTGATTTGTTGAACATCTTGTAATCCTTTTACAGCTATTCTTTGTTCTGTTTCATCAAGAGTAGTTGCATCAACTGTTGCAGGTGTAGAACCTTTATCACTTGAAGCCTTAACCCCAGCAATAGCTACTTTTACTCCGCCATCAGTTGTTGAATATTCAAGTGTACTACCTTGAAATGTACTGTATGTTGCCATTATTGTTTCCTCCTTTTTTAATTTGCATAAATTATATCTTCCCAAACATTTGCTGTAAGGGTTATTCTATTTCTTTTTAAATCATTGTCTTCGATAGGCAATGGTAAAACATTAACGTTAAAATTATACGTCAGGAACTCTCTCCTGATTAGTTCTGTGTAACTTGCTAGTTTTCCTACTGTTTTTGCCCATATATCAATATCTACATTTACAGTATCTACTGTATAATTGCGATCGTCTTTCTCTAACTGACTTGTAGCGACAGTGTAACTAACAATGGCATCAATCCCTGTACTAAAAGTTATTGCGTCTCTTGGGAATGCTGAATATACTTCGATTCCTGTTATAGTGTCTAATCTTGTACCGATGAACGGTATCAGTTGACTTAAATCATTCATGTAGTCCTCACTCCTTTAATTGAACGCATTTCTTTTAAATAAGTTTCTCGGTGCTGTCTAGCCGCTGGCTCGAGATGTGGTCTTGGTATCATACCTTCGGTATACACATAGCGATCTAATCTCTCACTAAAGTATGTCCAACCTGTAGTAGTGTATACAGCTCCTAATTCAGTAGCTTTTGCGGTTGTATGTTGTTGACCTTTTGGTCCTGTTCCAAACTCTAAAAAGATTCCTAATGCTACATTAGACCATTCTTCGTTAGCAACTTTATATCTAGTTCCCACTTCTGTTGTAACAACATTGTTTTTAACACCACTCTCTAATACTTTAAGTGAGTTTTTATATAATGCTGTATCTGTGGGTGCTAACATTTTAGCAGTTCCTACCGTTTTCTCTCCAACTTTAAGTTGTTTTTCTTGGACTTTCTTAGCAAAGTTTATCATATACATGTTAAGTCTTGAACTAATTCTTTGTTGGCTCAATGTCTATTCTCCTATAATTTGACATTTCTAAAACGTTAATTACTTTATACACAGGATCATCTTTTTTATTCATTGATATACCATCAAAATTACTAATTGTTATCTTTTCATCGTATAAGTTAAATCTTAGTTTTTGAAACACATCTTCTCCGTATGCTTCTATAGAACCATCATCGATTATTGATTGTACTATTACATTTAATTCACGAGGTGTACCCCATGTATTAATCACATCAAAGTTGCTGTCTTTAGTTTTGGTAGCCTTTCGTAGATATATCGATTTAGTATATCTTCTTCTAGGTCTAGGCATCATCTTCACCTATAACATATATCTTGGCAAACATTGATAGTTCATCAGTTATAGTTTTAGGCATACCCTTGGCGAAAGCAGTCGATAGACCACCCTCGCTTCGAGATGTTTCGCCTTCTGTTCCAAGTCTATTAAAGATTACAACAGCAATATCAACCTGAGCACTCTCTAAACCAGTAGGTACTGCATCTATATTACATCTATTTAAGATATAGGTAGACGATTTGCTCAAAAGCAACGTTAATAACGAATCTTGTTGGGCATTAGTAATTCCTAACAGTGTTTTTAAGTCATCAAGCATTTATATCACTCTCTTTCTCTAATATTGTTTTTTATACACTTGGTACTGCTGCTCCAACTGATACTGTGATGCTATCAACTGTTGCTGTTTTTGCATTCGGGAATGAAAAAGTATCCCAGTAAGATCTATTTTGATATAAGAATCCATCACCTTTAGTGTGTCCTCCAGGTGCGAAGAAATATATACTTGCAATTTTAGGTACAGTAACTGTGTGTGATAATGTACAGAATAAATGGTTTATTACTTTTCCACCAACTGTTGCTTGAAATCCACCTGCTGCGTCATCATAAGTGAATGCAGTATAGAATCTATCAGCATCATATACTTCAATAAGTTTTACACCATCTAAGTATGTAACTCTAGTTTCTAATTTGTCTCCTTCACCACTCATTACTTTGTCAATTTCAATATTTCTAGTGAAGTCACTTGATTGTTCAAGTAAATCCATTTCAGCACTTGATAAATACCCTCTGATGTTTCTAGCTCCATATTTCCTTATAGGAAGTATGTCTCTTTTTAGTCTTGCTAGTATTGTACCTACTGCAGTATCAGTTTCAGTAGTTGTTACTGCTCCTGATGTACTTGCTACTGTTGAAAAGAAATAAGCGTCTGTTTCAGGATTTTGATTTTCAATCATGAATACATTAGTTACATTCTTTGCAGATGCAGTTAAATTACTTTCATCAACGTCTGCTTTGTCAACTAAGAACTCTATATCTCTATCATGTGATACAGTATAAGGTACATTAGTTTGATTTATTTTCCCTGCATTCCATCCACCAGTTCTTACGTGGTCTTGGTATCCAGATGTTGAAAGTATTGTGAAGTTGAATGTTTCTGCAGTCAACCAATTTACATTTGATGTTATATGTTCAGCTGAAATAGTGTCTTGCATGATGAAATCAATTAATTCTCTTTTCCATTCTTGAGCATAGTTTATTACGTTTACGTATGTTGCCATAAAATGTGTTCCTCCTTTTTATTATTTATCTGAAGTTTCTTTTGAATGCTGGCGATGTATCCCCAGTCTTTGTATTGACTTCTGCGGCTTTAATTGAAGTTCCTTTAAGTCTATCGTTTACCTTACGTTCTACTTCTTCAGATAGTAGTGATGTAAAGTTATCGATGTTAACCTTAGTAGACTCAGCGTCTTTTCCTAGAACCATTTCCAGTGCTTTAGCACTAATGTCTTTCTCATCAAGTATCTTAATAGCATCTAGTTTCAAGTTACCTACTCTTACTTCAGTTTCACGAGCTTCAAGGTCTGTGATTCTCTTCTTTTCAAGTGCTTTGTCTTTTTCTGTTTGTGACAGCGTACTAAGTCTCATTTCTTCATCGTGTGTTTTCTTAATAGCCTCTCCATTTTTAATAACGGCACTATTAATTCGTCTGTCAAACTCAGATTGATATTCAGGATTTGCAAGAATATCATCGAAGGTTTTTGGTTTTTCTTCAGCCGTTTTAGTTTGTGCCCCAACTTCTGTACCTACTGTATCAGTGTTCATACTTTCAACAGTGTTACTAGTCGTTTCAGTTCCTACCCCAGTTCCAGTTTCCATTTTGTTTCTCCTTCTCGTAGATTAATGTCATTGCGGACTTATTGGTGGAATTGGTGGGAGTCGAACCCACGTTCATTAGCCTTTTTCTGACTATGTCTTACCCGTCAATCCCATGGTGCCGAGTGAGAGATTTGAACTCCCGACCTACTGATTACAAAACAGTTATTCTACCAACTGAACTAACTCGGCTTAGTTCATATTTTGTATTATTTTTTCTTATTACTCTTCTTTACAGGTTTACACTTACCTAGTCCTCTACCTGTCCTAGGTCCTTTTTCTCTTGGTCCTTTTCCATTTAATCTTGCCATTCTTCTCATCTCCTCCTATATGACTCCCTTACCACTCCCCTACTCAATATTTCACGATAGGGGAGGGATAGAAACCCTTATGTTATATGGTTATACACAAACTTTACTGTACAATCTATGTAAACCTTATGACAGGGGTGTCGTTTTACTTCACTGGTACTATGATACTCCTACAGTTCGGATGCATAGGTGGTACATTAAACCCTATCTTCAATCCATCAACTGTATATGATCGTTTCTTAGTCGCTGTTTCTCTATATTTAACTTTATTCTTTCCATGTACCTTGAACTTACTATCATGTAGATCAGTGCAAATATAAGATGTTCTATCATCTAGTGTGGCTATATATCTCACTTTTTTGAAGCCTAATACCTCAAACGAGACTATGTTTGCTTGATTAATAACTCTAGTTGTTTCTGTTCTGAGTAATCTAAGCGATTGATAAGTGCTTACATTTTTAATATCAGTTATTTCATGAGCCACTGTGCTTATGTTTTGCCCAGTGATGACTTTATTAATTGATTTATCTAATAATCGTGATATGTTTGCATTGTCCGACCAAATAGACTCCTTATATTGCCATTTCCCTCTACCCCATGGTGTGTTGATAAGTTTATTAAGTTCAACTTTAGTGAGTGGGAGGGCTAACGTTGGGTCATTAAACTTTCTGATGTATTCCTGTTGTATATTGAAGAAGGTATCATTTAACTCACTAAATTTCTTGTCTTGACCTAGTAAATTAAACTCTAACTTCTCATTAAAACTTAAATCATCATAACCTATTTCTTTTTTATATAGATCTAGTTCCTCATTACTACGATCTAAACGTGCTTTAATTTCTCCTAGAATGGGGGTTGTCGGGTCGGTGTTGATATCTGGTGATTTAACAGTCACAGCGTCTACATTTTCCCTCATACTTAATTTAAGACTCTTTGTTAAACTCTTCTCAATAATATCGATTTCCCTATCCGCACCTTCGAATATATTTACCTTATTAAGGTATTTGATATACTCTCGGTTATTCATAGGACCTGTTGCTTTCTTGAGCATATACGCCTTATAGTTGTTATCTTGCAGTCGTTTGATACGATTCAGTAGATCTAACCTTACTAAGAATGGTACTGATATTAGCAACCATATACCTATTGGCATAATCCCTAGTCGTTTATCTGCGTATGTTGTAGTTTCTTTAACAGCATTACTAATTCCTCTATTTGATAGTCTTACTAACTCATCAAATGGTAAATTATTGTGTATCTTCTCGCTTTGGTTTAGATTTGCCATCTTCTGCCTCCGTATTACCTACATTAGTGAATGATTCCGACATTTGGTCTTGTTTCTCTTTGTTCTCTGCTTTAATGCTATCTACTGCTTCCTTTGGATTCTCTATAAACGGTAACAACCCTAATAGATCCTCTTGTGGTGCGATGTTTGCTAATTGTGATACTATTGTAGCCAATTCTACCAAGTTGTTAGGTAGTCCACGTTTGAATTGTATTTGTATATTATATGGTTCTATTGTGTTGCTATCTCCTTTAACTACTCCAAGATTAGCATATAGTGATAATCTTTCACGTAAAGCTTTTTCAAAATACTTTTGTTTGTTCTTAGTATTCATTTCAAAAGGTAGTAACTTGAACTCTAGTGCTACACCACTTGAATTACCAGCAAAGTTCTCATCTGTCATATCTGGTGTCATACTAAACTTATGTATATCTTTTTGTAGTCTAGTTAAACCTAAATCAAGCCCTGTTGCTTCTAGTTGTTTAGTTAAATATTCAGCCTCACCATCTATTGGTAACTTCATAGCTTTCATTTCTCTAAGCAATTTAAGCTGCTCATCTGTAAGTTCTGCACCCTTTAATACAAGGATAGCATCTACAAACTGTTCTATATCATCTACATTGTTTGATGTAAGTGTATTATAAGCATCTATCAAGCTCTTAACTAACTCATAGTCACCTATATACGATTCATTGTTCCTGATTTCTATGTATGGTACTGCTCCAAAGAAGTGTGCTACTGGCTCTGAACTAGTAAACTCAATATGATTCATGTCGGTGCTATCACCTTTAAGCATATGTGTATCGGTTACGATAGTATATGTATAATGTGTGGCAGTTCCGTTTTCATCATATACTGGTATATAATACAGTCCGAATAACTTATTAGCCTCCAATGTATCATCTACGACTAATGTACCTTGCATTGGATTAACTGCTCTACTAACAACGTCTCCGGATTCGTTTAAATATGTTATCTCATTTGATAATCCCATTTGAGAAGCATACAATGCGTTCTTCATATCTTCTAAGCTAATAGTTTGCATCTTATATTTATCCACAATAGATTGTAACGTGTCTGCATCTTTATCCTCTGTTGCTTTATATGTTATTGGATTACCTAAAAAGTATCCAACGTTTATATCTGTTATGTACTTAGGAAAAGCATTAACTAATATGTTATTTGGTGCTGAACTAATCGTCCTTGTCTTATCGTCTATATCCATTGTACCCAAGTAATAGTTGTATTGAGTTAGCCAGTCTGCAGCCATTGATATATGTTGTGTTAATATACCGTTGAGTACACTTGCTGGTATCTTCCCCTCTTTTAACCCTGGCACTAATGTTGGATTTATACTTATCATTGCGTCACTCCCTTTTAAAACCCGAATTGGTTTCTATCTAATATTGTCACTTGCCCACGATCTATTGTCTCCCATATCCCTGAAAGAGTATCTGCATTATCATCATGCTTATTCTTTCCTTCTTTTTGATATGACAGCGTATCCTTATAGAAGTCTGCCCACCTATCAGCCCAATTACTAGGCATTATGATGTTGTTAACTACGCCTGTTGACGCACTCATTATTCTTGCTACTTTGTTATGTGATTGATGAAACCATTCAACATTAGATGTACGATTGCCCATTTGTTTAGTCAATCTATCTACATTCCTAGCGAACCCTCTACCACCGTTATTCGACTCTACTCTTGCTATATTAACCTTACAATCATATAAGGCTTTTGCTACCATTGGTTCAGTTAGTTCCATTTTATCCTTTGTATATATAATGTCTAACACATATGCTTGTTTCTCATATAACCCATATGTTATTGAACACAAATAGTCATCACCTGTATCAGCCGTATCTGTGTAATTATAAATACCTCTAAACTTAGGGTGTTCTGTGTATGTCTTAAACCCTGTATATAACCTACCTTTAATATCTATTGGTTCTTGTTGGTAATTGGCGAGTATTATATCCTTATTCATGTTCTGTGTTTTGAATTCAAATGCTTCTTTAGTTAACACGCTATCACATAACATGGTTCCGTCGTCCTGTTGTGCTTTATAATTGATATGTCTGTCAACATGATATGCTTCTAATATCTTTCCTGCTAGATCCTTTGTACTCCATCTAGTCATTATAATTATTATCTTATAATCACCTTCTAAGCGTGATAACATGGTGTTATTAAACCACTCCCAATGTTCTTCTAATAGCACCTCATTATATGCTTCTTCTGCTGACTTGATCATATCATCGATGATCAGTATATCAGCCCCGAATGATGTTGCTGTACCTGTTCTTGAGGTAGCTAAGTAACTCGTTTCTTCCATACCTTCCAGACTCCACATCTGAGCACTTGCCTCACCGTGTTTTATTTTCGTCTTTGGAAAGATGTCGTTATATACAATCCTCTTACTTGCTTTAATCTCTAGTATCTTGTTTCTTACTTGCTTAGCAAATCTACTAGACACTTTTTCATTATATGATGCTGTCATAACTCTTGTCCTTGGTTGTTTACCCAATACCCATTGACAAAAATTAGTCGCGGTGTATGACTTAGCATGTCTTGGTGGCATATTAACTACCATAATACGCTCAGTTGGACTTTCATAAAATTCTTGTAATTGATTACAGAAGTCTTTTACATATTCCTTCTCTTCGTTATAAAATTGGCTAGACATCAATTTAGCATACTCCCAGAAATGTCGACGTGCTAATACTTTACGAGCGTTATATTGAACCTCATTTGGTATCATTTGGTATTAACTTTCTAAGTTCTTCAGATGTTAAATCTTCATACTCTTTAAGCTCATCCACCTCAGATGTCTCTACTTCAGTTCTAACACTAAACTCTTTCTTACTCTTACGCTCTGCATACCATTTACTGTCAAGAACATTACCATCGTTTATCGAACCCACAATATTCTGTTTAGCTTTAATTCGTGGTTGATCTTTCAATAGTTCTTTTCTGGTCGAAAAATCTGGGTGTTCTTTAATGTAATTATATAATGTTTGTGGAACAATCCCTCCAAATAGACAACACTCTCTGTCCGTTAAACCTATTAGAAAACCCTCTTCTAGTTTTTGGACTGTTTCCGGTGTCATTTTAGTAGGACATCCTACTGGATTCCCTGTTGGCTTTGTTGGCATACCTATTCACCTTCTTCTACTTTGCCCTCATTCTTAATGTCTTCTTTAATTAACTCAAGTAATTTCTTACTAAATGTATTCTTATATTCTAGTGCTAAATAATGTACTAATTCAAAATCAATTAACTTCTTTCCTTCATACATCCCTATCATTGTGACACCTTTATTATCTAACTCTCTTTGCATTAAATGTAACATCAATCCTTTATCACCAAGAACAGTTTCTATTCTCTTAGCTTCTACATCATTTAATTCATTTACTTCTATATCAAATCTTCCTAATAATATTTGATATGCTTTCTCTAACATTTCCTGTGCGTTCATATACTCCTCCTATGTGTTAAATATATTTTAATCCTTTTAAATACTCCACTTCATTGTTATTAAGAAATGATGGCTTACCTTTAAGGAAAGACCTACCATCTTTAGTAAACGTTTTTAATGGTACTACTAACGTTACATTAGGGTTAGTATTTGTATTTCGTGGTTGCTTTATTGGTTTATATTCTGTCATATCTATAGGTTCATTTACAATATCTCTTATATCTCCTACTGGTTCTCCTAATATATCAGTAACCCATTTCTTTTCTAATGCTTTATCTTTAGATTTATATTTAAACACTGGTATCTTTGTATATATCTTCTTAATGGCTGCATCCCATTGCTTCTCTGTACCGTTCTCAAATAAATCAAAATCTAATATATAACCATTCTCACCATCTGTTATCTGCTCATAAGTAGCTGGATACGATGTAGTAAGACATGGTGTATTTACTTGTAATGCTTCTTTTGTGCAATATGGATCTCCTTCAGTATCTGACAAATGAATTAAGTAATGAGCATCCGCCATATAGTGTGATAAATCATAACTTACTGGCATTAAAATTATATTTTCTATGGTACTGATACGATTAATAGTTTCTTGATCGTGTCCTTTTCCATATATAAACCACAAATACTTTTTATTTCTCTTTTTTAACTCTTCTGCAAATCTTATGATTCTATCTAAACCCTTTTTAGGTGTTAACCTAGTAGCAGTGATTAGTCTTAATACCTTATCTACTTTAACATCGGGGTCTAACATATTATACATAACTTCACTATCTATATTATACATACCTTTAAACACATCAGATACATGTTGACTAACTGCAACGTGTTTTGTATTAGGTGTAAACTCATTATATCTAAATCCACACATATCATATACTTCTTGATAATTAGCATGTAACATTTGTATTGGCTTTTTCTTGGATTTAATCGTACGAGGGTAGAATCCCCAACTACTATTCCATATAAGTAAATCTGTTTCTAGGTCTTGCCCTTTATACATAATACATCGGGCATACTTATGTAATATTTGCAATCTATTTAAATCGCAACTTTTATATAGTACTGTGATGTTAAACTTCTTATACATATGTTTTACAAAGTTGGTTAATGAGGTAGTATTACCACCTATCTGAGGGATTGAATGTTCATATATAAGTAAATCTATATTTTTATCTACCTTTTCATAATGTTCGGGGTTCGTTAAGTTGCTCACTATATTTCCATTCATAATGTCTGTCATAATAGCCCCTTCATGCCCAAATTGATAATTATATAATGCTTTATCAGGTACGAACGCATATGTAGGCTTTAACGCCTCTAATCTTAAAGTCCAATCTCTATCTGCTACTGGTACGTTTTCCAATTCAAATAAGCTATTGTCTAATAGGAATTGACGCTTAACAACGTGCATAGCCTCTCCATTCCAATTATATTTAGATATATTTGGAGTTGTTTCCTCTGTAGGAACAAACCTATTTTTCTTCTCATATCTCTTATCTTCACCAAAGGTTGAGAAACCCACTATAATCATATCCTCACCATTATTGACTTTATCGATTTGTTCAACTGTGTCATACTCAAAGTAATCATCACTATTACAAAATATTATATAATCACCTATGGCTGCTCTGATACCTGTATTTCTAGCACCACCATTATGTTTATTTACGTCATGTCTTATATATTTAAACCCGTACTCTTTAGCTATCTGTGGTGTGTCTACTAAACTAGCATCATCCACACATATAACTTCATACGACTCTATTGTTTGGTTTTTTATATAATCTAAACATCTTCTAAAGTCTGATTCAGTAGCATTGTAACAAGGTATTACAAATGAATATTTATATTTGCTTTCCACCTAACCACTCCTTTAGATATGGTTTTCTCATTAATTTACATTTTTCGCCTTTTGGTATCTTCCATTCTCCATATAATGACGTTAATATATTTTCAGAGTTTGATGGTACTTTAAACTCCATATTATATAACATTACAGATTTAAACGGTAATATATCCTCAGCTTTACCTAAACAACCCCATTGACAAGTGCAGTAATTACCTTGTTGATCTATCCATGAAGTAAAGAAGTCTACATCTCTACCTCCTATACGAACGTGTGCTTGTCCGAACGGATTGATTATTGGTTGTTTTAATTCTTCTCCTAATATCTCTTTCCAGTAACCTTTTGTTTCATCTATATCTGTTGTAAAATAATTATACATTACTCCTTTATCTATTAGTAATCTATATATTACCTTCATTTCTGCTTCTACATCTTTAGCAGTATTAAACTTGCTCATATAACATATATCTATATCTGTATCGCTATCAATTAATCCTTGTTCTCTTACAACTCCAAGTAACGTTCCAAACTGTAAACATAGATCCCACATAGGTAATATTTTCTCTATCTCTTTTACCATTTCTAATTCTTTTATTTTAAAAGCTTCTGTTTGATTCCCATACATTATAAATCCTTCTCCCTTAACTCCGTAGACGATACGCCTTTAGTTCTAGGTAAATATATAACAGGTATTCCTAACCCTTCGCCGTTATAATTTTTTGGATTCCAGTCATCACCAACAAATATTACATTGGGATTCATTAACTTTATGTTTCTTTCTTTATTTAAAAGTACACTTTGAACAGTTATATAATCGATTTCTTTAATACTAGATAATCCTTTTATTCTTTCATATAAAGTAAACACTGGTTTGTGACCTTTTGTTTTTTCTATATATTCATCATCAGATACACATACAACTAATTCTTCACACTGCTCTTTTATTCTTTGAAACAATGTAATGTGCCCTATATGTACATATTCAAACGATCCAAATGATATTGCTCTTTTATACATAAAAAACACCTCGATATTATATTGATGTGTTAAAACATTAATTACTTCTCTTATATTAGTTGATATTGGGAATTGAACCCAATCCTTATCCATTTTTGTATGATTTGAATGATAAATGCTACGATTACACCATACCAACATTTAGTAACTTTGTCTTTCATTTATATTATACCTATACACACTATTTAATGTGAAAGAACTTAACAAAAGATGAACATTTGTTCGTTCCAATGGTTTATTTCCTTATTCTATACCGTTCTCCATCGATATTTTGGTTTACACTAATGTTTTGGTTTCAATGGTTTGAAAATTGAATGTTAGCGTTTTGGAGCAAAAACGTAACTTTGTAACTTTTTGTAACAAGAAATGTAACCACTTAACCCTTATAACATATACATCCACAGGCTTTTATCCTCGTGGTTACGTTTTTCAAGCAAAATCAGCAAACTTTCTCTCAAGAGATTATTTGTTAAACAACCATTAATGTTAATCTCTAGAAATACTTTTAATATTTACTCTCAAAAACGTAACCATAGGGTTATGAAACGATTATAGCCTTTAAAAATGGGATGTTTGTGGTTACGTTTTTGGTTACGTTTAGGTTACAAAGTTACGTTTTTGGAGGCGATTTGAGTGTAAAGCGAACAACTGTTCGGTTAGCATTTAGTTAATAATGGCTCTGGTTACGTTTTTGGGGATGAGAGTGTAAAGTGTGATTTAGCTGTTGAAAGGGGGGTAAAGTTATTTTGATGTATCATAATTAGTGTTAGTTTTGGAAAGTTATTTTGATATGGTGCAATTATTCACTTTCCTTATTATAGGGGATTACACCATTTACAATTAATCGCAAAACTTATCAAAATACTATTGACTTTTGAGATTAGTGGGTGTAGTATTAGATCATACAAGAGAGTATGCACTGGATGAGATCTAAAAACAGTTTCAGAAAGGGAGCGAGTAATATGAGTTATGTAGTGTTAACAGTGGTAGTAGGGATTGGTATGATAGCGTGGGATATATTGGTTGATATAGTAAGGGGAGACAACTAATGGATAAAGTTATATTGCTAAATAAGGATGGTAAAAGGTTTGAAAAAGAGTTTACTAGTCCATATAGAAGAGATTTGTTCGTGAATAAGGCTAAGAGAGGTAATAAAGTTAAAGTGTTAGGTATTATAAAAGGGATATATTAGATATGAGAGAGATTGAGAGCATGAGAACATATAAGGATATAAGAAGGGATGAGATTATGAAAGAATTAAAAGGAATAGTAACAATGTTGGTAGTTGTGGGGATCTTAGCTGTTATAGTAGGATGTAGTATATCTACAATTAAGAATCATGAGCAAGAGTGTATTGATAACGGTGGAGTTTATGTTACGGAGAGTAATCATAATGGGTATCACGAGTATTGTGAAATGGATGTAAGATAGTGAAAAAACTAGATGAGTTTATGGAAAAGGCGTGGCTTTATATATTTCCTGCATTGCTTGGATTATCAGTGTGTTTATTTGCAGAGATAGTAGGTCAATGTTTTGAAAAGTAAGAGTTATGTTTCACACCAAAGTATTACTTAATATATGGTAGGACAAAAAAGGAACACGATTTATATATGATACGAAAGATGATGAAAGGGAGTAGAGTATAATGGAAACAGACTTAATAATATCATTACTAAATGGAGATTATACAAACGAAGAAATAGCAAATAAGTATAACCTAGAGAAGTGTAGCATATGCGATCAATGGAATAGAGAAGTAGATTTAATGGATACAGAGGGAATGGCAGACGGTGGAATAGGGCGAGTTTGTGAGAGTTGTAAGGGGGATATGTGATGACATTTAATCAAATACGAAGAAGAATAATATTTATAATAATCACATTTTTCATAATATCTATGCTAGCTACATACAATAACCGTAAATTAGCAGAGTATGAAGATCAAGCCGAACTTCTAGAACAATTACAACAAGAGCTAGATAATACACAAGCACATACAAGCACACTGTACGACATAATCGAACAAACAGAGTTAGTTGTTCCGATAGCGGAACAAAGTACCATAGAGAGCGTTAAAAGTGGGTTAAAGTTGAGATTAACGTCATACCATCCAAACGATAAGACAGGAAGTGGAACTTGTACAGGAAGTGGTAAGTGTATTGATGATTTTACAGTTAATAGTAAGGGTTGGTATTTGTATAAAGGTAAATTAGTTTTAGCAGGGGCAACCAATGAATGTTTAAGAGCTAATAATGGTAATGGTAAAGGTTGTAGTAAGTATAATGTTAGAAAAGATGATATAACGTACTTTAATTACTATGATGAAGTAGTCATCACTATTGATGGCGTGGATTATGACGGGATTATATTGGATAGTTGTGGTGAAAGTATGAAGAAATATATTATAGACTTGTTTGTAAAAGATAAGGCAAGTATAGTTGATATGAAAGTAGAGGTAGAATAGAGATGAAATTAGAAGTAGGAATGTTAGCAAGAAACGAACACGGAATTTTTTTTCAAATAGAAGAAGTGTTAGGAAAAAGTTATGTAGCAGGATTGTGCAATAGTGTTATTGATGTTTATGGACAAATGTTAATTACCAAAGCCTCACACAACATAATAGACTTAATAGAAGTAGGCGACTATGTGAATGGGTATAGAGTAGCATTAGTTGAAAATGGAATTATATACTGGGATAGTGAACATACAGGAGCGTTGTCTGTATTAGTTAGCATTGCTAAAGAAATTAAATCAATAGTAACCCACGAGCAGTTTGCCCAAAGTGAGTATAAGGTTGGTGGTGGAGAATGAAAGTAATTAAAGGATATAAAGGTTTCGATAAAGATTTGAAGTGTAAAGGTTTTCAATATGAAATAGGAAAGACTTACACTACTAAAGAAGAAATAGCGTTATGTAGTAGCGGATTTCATTTTTGCCAAGATTTCAAAGATGTAAATGATTTTTATAATTTTAACTTGGACAATACTAGATTTTGTGAAGTGAAGGCAACAGGTAAAACATTATCAGAAGAAGGTAAAACAGTAACTAATAAACTCGTGATAGGTAGAGAAATTGCAAGGCAAGAAATGTATGAAACTTTGAACGAAGGAAAAAATAATACTGGGTTCTTTAACACAGGAAATAGTAACACAGGAGATAGTAACACAGGAAATAGTAACACAGGAGATAGTAACACAGGAGATTGGAACACAGGAAATAGGAACACAGGAGATAGGAACACAGGAGATAGTAACACAGGAAATAGTAACACAGGATATAGTAACACAGGATATAGGAACACAGGATATAGGAACACAGGAGATAGGAACACAGGAAATAGTAACACAGGAGATAGTAACACAGGAAATAGGAACACAGGAGATAGGAACACAGGAAATAGTAACACAGGAGATAGTAACACAGGATATAGGAACACAGGAGATAGGAACACAGGAGATTGGAACACAGGATATAGGAACACAGGAGATAGGAACACAGGAGATAGTAACACAGGATATAGGAACACAGGAGATAGGAACACAGGAGATTGGAACACAGGAGATTGGAATAAAACAGACAGGTCTGCGGGTGTATTTTGTAATAAGCAACTTAACTTAATTTTATTCAATAAAAAAACAAGTATGACTTTTGATGAGTGGAGAAATACTCGTGCATATAGCATATTATGTAGAGTAGAAGTTAATAAATGGATATATTTTGAAGATATGTCAAGCGAAGAAAAAACAAATAACGAAAGTGCAGAAACTTGCGGAGGATATTTAAAAATCATACCTACAGCAGAGAGTAGTAAAACGTGGTGGAATGATATATCAGACAATGATAAACAAGAAATATTTAACTTACCTAACTTTAGTTTAGTTGTATTTAACGATATTATGGAATTAAAGATAACAAGAAAAGAATACAATCAGGTGATTAAAAATGCTAATAATTAAACAGGGTAATGTATTAGAGGCAACAGAAAATATAATTTGCCACCAAGTAAACGAACATAAAATAATGGGAGGAGGTCTTGCCTTACAAATAGCAAGACTTTACCCTAAAGTAGAAGAAGAATATATAAAGTATTGCGATAGTTTTAATGAAAAAAATAAAGATGTGTATGGAGAATGGCAAATATGCCAGGCAAAAGGGGAGCAATTTATTTTTAACTGTTTTACACAACAACACTTTATTACGAGGTATGATTTAGTTAAGAAAGTGTTTAAGCAAATAAAGTTATATTGTAAACAAAGAGACTTATCAATTTGTATCCCTTATAAATATGGTTGTGGTATTGCTAATGGGGAATGGGAACAAGTGGAGAGTATATTGTTAGATATATTTGACGATTATGATATATCAGTTTATAGATTGGAGGACAACAATGAACGATAGATATAAGTTTAGAGGTAAAAGAGTAGATAATGGAGAATGGGTGTATGGGTATTATGCTAAATATGAGGAATTAGAAAATGGACAGTGGGTTGATGTATTTATAATTATTGACGAAGTTATAACTTTTGAAGTCATACTATCAACAGTAGGACAATACACAGGACTACACGATAAGAACGGTGTAGAGATATATGAGGGTATGTGTATAAACTTTAATGGTGAATATTGTCCAGTTAAGTATGGTGAATTTAATTTCAGTGCTTGTGATGAGTATAGTTGTTCTAGAACAGGATATTATATTGAGATAAGCATTGGCGCTTATGTTACTGATAATACTGGATTACCATTAGAAAATGTATGTCGTGATTTTGAAGCACACGACAATCCTGAACTGTTAGGCGAGGAGGAGTAGAGAGAATGGAAGATAAAAAAAGAATTGATTACTTATTAGAGTATTGGTCTCATAAACAATTAGCTGTCGAGTATGTTATGTTGGAAAAATCACTCAAAGAATGTAGAGAATGGGATGTAAATAAAGACACACGCAACTCCAGACAAAGAACAGCTAATAAAGACACCCTAGAATCCCTAGCCAAAGCTAAACAACGTGAAGATAGGGTTAGAGAGTATTGTGAAAGCGAAAAAACAGACCCAACTATAACTACTTATGATGAATGGCAAGATACTTATGATGCAGGTAAAGATGATGTTATAGATAATATTTTACAAATACTAAAAGGAGATGATGATGATGAGTAACACATTACAAGAGTATCAGGAGAATAAGGAGGATATATGAAACATATAATAATGTTATCATCGACAGGTTACCAAGTGGAATCAAAACTAGAATCAACGGATCAATTATTTTTCAATAATCTAAACGTAGGAGATGTGTTCTTAATAGAAGAGCGTGTCCAAGCAGATCCATTTATATTACTGACTAATATTATGACAGATGAGGTTAGTTTGATTAACCATAGAGAGCTTGTTGATGAGTTGGATAGGTTGGAGTTACATAAGATAGGGGAGATATGTTATGAAAAAAAGTAATGAAATAGATTATGAAGTTATAGAGAAGTTACAAGCTGATATAAACGTTCTCAGAATAGGATTTGTCGCTATGGTGGTAGTAGTTGTATTAATTGTAATATGGGTGAGTTGTAATGGGTAAGAGGACATTATGGTTTAGCTTAGTTAGTTGTATATTAGCGGTGTTATGGTTAGTAAGTATTGCGATAGGAGGAGTAGAATGAAAAAACCTGTAATTAACTTTGTGAGCGAAACGCAGCTTAAGGAATATGGCAAATATTGGCAAGACATATTATATTTAGATGATTGGATTATCAATTATGTAATTACTGATGATATAGAAGATGACGTTCTAGGTAAAAATAAGAATGTTTATATGCACAAAACTGCATTAATCAAAATTATACCCTCAATTCCTAAAGACGAATACATAACTCCGTGTGCTGAAAAAATACTTATACATGAATTGTTACATTGTAGAATAGAAATTGAGGAAGCTAATAAAGGGATAGTAGATGTTTTATATGAAGAAAATCGACATCAAAAGTTAGAATTTATGGCTAGAAGTTTATTAAGAGCCAAATACAATCTTAAAAAAGAATGGTTTTCAAATGTCAATTAACAAGAAAGGACTACATATGAAGAAGTCATTAAAGAGATTAGTAGTAAACTATAATAACACTTGTATGATGGGTGGAGTATCAACACAAAAGAATAAATGGACATATCATCATATATTATCAAAACATGAAGGTGGAGAAAAGAGCTATAAGAATGGTGCATCAGTATATGATGATAGACATAAGAAGTTTAACATGATTGAAATAGCATTCCCGTTGATAACAGAAGTATTAAATGAAATGATAGAAGAATATAAAATGGTTAAGGATGATTTGATAATAGCAGATATAAGACAGGACATTGATAAGTATTATCCAAGAGCAAAACATTATTTAAAGACACGTAGAGCTAAAAGTTTACAAGTGAGGAGAGACTATAATGGTGACTTTTAGGGAGGAGGACAACAATGGAGAAAATATCAGAAAGTAAGCGTCAACAAATTAAGAACGAAATCACATTCCCATATCGTAAGATACAACGCCTAGCACGAGAAGGATGCAATAGGTTTAGGGTATTTTATAGCACTGGTAAGACTTGGAATAAGTATGGTAGAGTGGTGCAAAAGGGAACGCCGTATAGGAAGGGTGATGAGTAAATGAGAGAGTTTGATAAAGGAGCAACAAGAGATGATGATGATGATAAACTAGACTATGATGGATTTTATCATCCATTAGTAATGGAAACTTTTGCCAAGTATATGCACAAGCATAGAGTACAGCCGGATGGTAACTTACGAGATAGTGATAATTGGTGGAAGCTGTTTGGTAAAGAACATAAAGACGTGTGTATGAAGTCAGGGTTTAGACACTTTATGGATTGGTGGATGGTACATAGGGGTTTCCCAAGTAGGGATGGTATTGTTGAAGCGTTATGTGGTTTGATATTCAATGCTAACGCTTACTTGTTGAAAGTTATATTAGATAATTTGAAAGAGAAGGAGGAACAAGAATGAAAAACGATAAATATGAAATGATTAAAGAACGCGAAGGAAAGTATATGATTAAAGCACTTAAAGACTTTGGAAATATAGAAAAAGGAGATATGGGCGGATTTATAGAAAAGGAAAGCAATTTAAGTGTATCTGGTAATGCTTGGGTATATGATAATGCTTGTGTATATGGTGATGCTTGTGTATCTGGTAATGCTTGTGTATATGGTGATGCTTGTGTATCTGGTAATGCTTGTGTATATGGTGATGCTAGGGTATATGGTGATGCTTTTGTATATGGTGATGCTGTGGTATATGGTAATGCTAGGGTATCTGGTACTGCTAGTGTATCTGGTAAAATAAAGTTAGAGTTTGGTTGGTGTTTTGGAAGAAAACAAAAAGACTGGAAAGTTACTGAATTAGAAAACGAAGATAGCATATTGTTAATTAAAGATTATAAACCAAGTTTAAAGGATGAAGCAAAAGAATTAACAGTAGCAGAAATAAGTGAAAAGCTAGGATATGATGTGAAGATAGTTAAGGAGAAACACGAATGAACACAGTATACACCTCTCCTGTATTAGGTGGAGAGTATATAATATCAGGTTCATCTCAATCTCAAAAGAACAAGACGCTGGCACAACGTTATTCATCAATGATAGAACAATATTTCAAAAACCAATGTGCACCACTAACAAAATATGATATTGAATTACTAAAAAGGAGGAACAAAATGACTAAGAAAAAAAGAGCAAACGAACAGATGGGACGAGAAATAGACGCACTTAAAGCCAATTTAAACAATGTTGTAACAACAGAAGCATCAAAGTTATGGACGCCACTAAACTTAATCAATGATACAGTAGAAATAGTAGAGTTTGATAGAGATGGCACAGATATATACTTTGTTAAAAGAAACGGAAACACTGGATGGTTAAGTGCATTTTATATGGGAGAAGTAAAAAAAGAAACAAAAGAATTAACACCTGAGTTTGATAACAAAGATGCATTGTATAGATATGTATTAGAAAATTACAAAAAGATAAATAAAGAACTTTTGACAGATAAAAAGGATTAACCACTATGCCAGAAGATGATAAGAACGCATTATATCTAGAATATCAAAAGTTAGTATCATATATGGTCAATCAATGTACTAACCACTGGACAGAGGATATGTTTCAGATAGGTTGTCTAGGGTTAACTAAAGCTATCAATACCTTTCAAGCATCTCGTGGCGTAAAGTTCTCGACATATGCAGCGAACTGCATCAAGAACGAGATACTACGCAAGCCTGAGAAACGTAAGCCTTTGTCACTCGAGTATGAATATGACGGAATAGCACTTATGGATAAGATAGCAGATAGTGGAGAAAGAGCAGATGAGACTGTACTTACAAAGGTCACACTTGAAGAAGTGATTGAGAGATTATATAATATTCCTGGAGGGGAGTATGTAATTGATTCATATATACATCATCAGACACATGAGGATATAGGACGGAAATATGGAGTATCAAGATCTGCTGTGTCTTGGAGGATTAAACAGATTTTGCAACAATTGAGGGGGAAGTGATGAAATACACAATAATAGCATCAGGCTCAAAAGGCAACGCTGTGTTGATAGGTGATATACTTGTTGATATGGGTGTTTCTTGGAAACTGATTGAGCCGTACAAGGACAAGATCAAACACGTTTTAATCACACATAGCCATATGGATCACTTCAGAAAGGGAAACTTAAAACATCTTAGAAAGAAGGATATACTAACGAATCCCCTTGTTGCTAAGACTATACATGAATACTTTCAAGATAAAGGTCAATTTTTCAAGAAAGTTGTTGCTATGGGGCATGAAGATGTGGTAGAATTAGGTAAGTATAAAATAACTGCTTTCCGTTGTTACCACGATGTGGTATGTATCGGATTTAAAGTTGAGGTTATTAAGACAGGTGAGAAGTTTATATATGCAACTGATACTAGTTCGACAATAGACTTCATAAAGGATAAGTATAATCAAGTCTTTATTGAGAGTAACTATGATGGTAAGAAGGTTAATAAAGCAATGGGGAATAACAAGAGTTATTTAAGAGCTAAAAGGAACTTGAGGCATTTGGAAAAACGGAAGGCTTTACAGTTCTATTTAGAAAACTCTGCAGAAGGTGCTGAGTTTATAGAATTACATAAGAGTGAGAACTTTTATTAGAAGAGGAGGTGAGAGTCACTCAAAATAATAGTTAATAAAAATAAAAAAGGAGGACTAAATGAAAGAAAACGAGTTAACCCTCATCAACAACGACATAACAATAAATGATAATCTCGTGGTCAAAATAAACGAATTGGTCATTAGGTCAGAGGAAACAGACTTAACGAATTATGATAATATTAAGAAAGTTTTAGTTGATATGAGGAAGTTTACCAAAGAATTAGATACAAAGAGAATAGATGTGAAGAAACAAATCATGGCTGATTACGATGCACTAGCCTTGTCACTTAAAGACACACTCGAACCACTAACATCAGAGATAGGTAGACTATCGGCAGTGCAATTAGCACTTGAAATAGACGAAGCAACAGCTAAAAAGAATGACATCCTCGCAAAAATCTATGAGAATATAGAAATGTTAGCAATCGAGTTCAAGTTTGATCCTGAATTGTTAATAAAAAAGGAATATTATAATAAAACTTACACAATTAATAAGATTGAACAAGAATTAGAGAATGTACTCATCGAGATTAAGCGTAATTATGAAAATCTTGACGATGAAATACGTGTTCACTACTTGTCACACCTTGATTTATCAAGAGCATTGACAGAAAAGAGTGACCGTGACAAAATTAACGCAAAGTTAGAAGAAATGAAAGCGGAATCAAGTGCTGTTGAGATAACTGCAGGTAGTGTTGAGTATGCTTTGGTTAAGATTCAAAAAAGTGATTTAAAGATATTAGACGAAATGAAAATAAAATATGAAATAGAAGGAGAAATGACATATGGAAAATAAGAAAGTAGAAGTAAAGGTAGAAGAAACAAACGTAAGAAAGTTAGAAGTATTTAAAGTAGAAATGAATGAAGCTAAAACAGATGCAGTTATATTATGTGTAGACAGAGAAGCAAACAATATGTTTGAACCTAGATTATCTAAAACTAAATATGATGAAGCATCAGGAACATATAAACCAGATGCAGGTATGGCTGAGTTTACAGAAAAGATATGCCAAGAAGTATTTGGTTGTGCGTTTGAAGATTTAGCAAGTAAAATTGGAGAAAAAGTAGATGTTTATGTATATGATGATAAATCATCTTTCTATCCAATGAAAAGTTATCCTAAAACAGATGTAATTCCAACAGATTTAGTTGGAAAAATTAAAAAAGGTATTATTACGGACATATTACAAGATGATAAAGGAACCATTGTTTATATAGAATATGAAGGTATGAAGTTCAAACAAAACTTTATATGGGCTAAATATGACATGGATACAAGCACTTGGTTTATAATTCCAACACAAAAACCTAAGAAAGCTGCAAAGTTTGTGGGAACATTTGGCGTTACTATGGAAAATGCACCAAAACTAATAGGAAAAGAGATCATGTTTGAAGCCAAAAATTACTTTGGTGGAAAGAAACAAGGTATAGAAATTAAGGGCGAATAGTATGTCCTTACTCTTCTACGATATTGAAGTATTCAAGGAAGATGTGATAATTGTATTTAAAAATGAAGATAAATCAACATATAAGATAATGCACAATGACTTTGAAGGACTTGATGAAATAGTCACTTCCTTCACCCTAGTAGGGTATAATAACTATTACTATGATGACAAGATTATTACTTTAATTATGGATGGATATGGTTATTTAAAAATAAAAGACTTCAATGACTTAATTATCCATGATGGATATAAGGTCAAAGTTAGTCCAAAGATTGATTCATTAGATTGTTTTCAACAAATATCTGTATCTAAGCCAAGTTTAAAGAAAGTTGAGAATAATTTAGGTCAATCTATTATAGAATCTAGTATAGACTTTAACATTGATAGAAAATTAACCCCTGATGAGCTAGAAGATACAATTAAATATTGTTCTTATGACGTAGATACCACTATTGATGTTTATAAAATGAGGATTATTGATTATTTTACACCCAAGAAAGCAATTCAAAACATGTTAGGTGGCAATATACGTTGGAACACTACCACCATAACTGGTAATTATTTTCAATCAAACAATAAGTTGTTTTTACCTATTATTGATGAGGATATTAATAAATTACTTAATCATGATTTACAACTACATTTTAACAATGTATCAGATAATAGTTACCAAAGGTATATATTGAATGAAAAAGGTAAGACTAAATCGTTTGATTTTAATTACTATGACAATAATATCGTCATAGGAGCAGGTGGTACGCACTCGACAAATAATAAGTTCTTACATAAACCATTAAATAATATAAGATGTCTTGATGTAGCTTCAATGTATCCTAATATTATGATAAAACATAACTTTTTAGGGAGTAAAACAAGTAAATATAAAGAAATACTTGATAAAAGATTAAAACTTAAATCGGCAGGACAGACAGCAGAGCAGTTACCTTATAAATTAATACTAAATACAGTATATGGACTCTTAGGTAATGAGTATTCTGCTATATATGACATAAATAAACAACTTTCTGTATGTTTTATAGGACAACAATATATTTTATACCTTGCTCAGCTATTTGATGATAGGGGAATTGAGATTGTACAAATAAACACAGATGGTATATTCTTTATCGAAAATGGTAAGAGCCAAGAAGCTAAAACAATATGGGAAGAAGATATAGGATTAGTACTTGACTATGATGATTATAAGTTTTTGATCCAAAAAGATGTTAATAATTACATAGGGGAGTTTGACAATGGGAAACTTAAATTAAAAGGAAGTTTTGTTAACAATTATTATGCTAATGCATACTTTAATGTCAACTCGTGTGCTATCATTGATAAGATGGTGGTAGACAAAGTAGTGTACGGAATACCATTTCATGAAACAGTAGAAAAAAACAAAGATAACATTATCCTTTTTCAACAAGTTTGTTCACTTACTCACAAGTTTGTGGGTACAATAGATAGTGAAGGGGTAGAACACGGAAATCAAAATCGTGTATTCGCCACAGTAGACGGACTGACTGAATTGAAGAAGGTAAAAATAGTCGATGGAGAGAAGAGATATATCACTTTCCCAGACTTACCTGAACATTTCAAGATTTATAATGATGAGTTAGATGATAAGTTTGACATCAAAATTGACTATAATCATTATATAAAACTAGCACAACGTAAATATGAAGCATTTATGGTGTAGAAAAGGAGTCCGTGTATGACATATAAAGAAAAGCAACCAGGCACTAAGTATGCCAAGAGTACCGCTGATATTTCTGATACTCATACTGCTTTCAAAGACTGTACAAGGTTGATAGAGCATGATGAGCTTATATTAGATATTGATAATGGTATTACAGTTGCACAAACACAAAAGATATTGGACTTCTTGGACATCAACACTCAGATTGTTAAAACAACAAGGGGAGTTCATATTTATTTCAAAAAGCCAAAGTTTTTTAGAACACAATCCAAAGGTGTAACAGCATTTGGAATTAGTGTTGAATATAAAGATGCTAAGAACACACCTAATGGGATTAACTTGAAATCAGATGGTATCCTGAGAGAACATTTTAACGAAAACATATATTGTGAGCTGCCTTTAGAACTTAAACCACTCAAGAAAGTTAATGAATATGACTTACTTGCTATGGATGAGGGAGATGGCAGAAACACAGCATTGTTTAAGCATCATAAACATTTAGGACATATAGAAAATAAAAATCAGATTATCAAGTTTATTAACAACAATATATTTGAATCACCACTATCTGATGAAGAAATAACAAATGTTTGTAAAGATGAGACAGGCACTAATATAACTAACATCTTTGACCAAATAGATTTTCTTTTAAAGAAATATCAAACTGTTAGATTTGATGCTATGTTATATATGAAAATAAACGGTAAGTATATGACTGATGAGTTTATAGCAAAGAAACAATTTTTATTACACTTTCCACTACTCAAAATGTTTGAGATAGATGAGATATATAGACAACTATTGATAAGAAGTGAACAACACTCTGGTATGGAGTTTCCAATACAGATAAACGGTGGGTACATTGACAAAGGTCAGTATCATCCTTATATATATGATGGATTCACTCCATTTTATATGGACATAAAGTATAACGAAGCTGCTGAACCTAATAAATATATAGACATACTAATAGAGACAATCACGGAAGGTGACAAGGATTATAAAAAACTACTACTACAGATATTTGCATATCCTTTGATACTAGACTCTGACTTCAAAACAGAGTTAGGTAAGTTCTTCTTCTTTGTAGGTAATGGTAAGAATGGTAAGGGAACAGTTTTAAAACTACTAAGAGCCATTTATGGGGATGAAAACACCAGCTCGATAAAGGTTCATGAATTAATTGATAGAACAAAGATAGTAAGTCTTAAAAACAAGATCATAAACGTTGGAGATGACATCGAGAATATGCCCTTAAAAGACAATCTCGTTGCTACATTAAAAAACATCTCAACAGCAGATGGTATGGCGACACGTGAAATGTATGGTAAGACTGAGAATAATACTACACTATTTGCAACAATGATATTCTCAAGTAATCATATACTAACTTCATTTGAAAAAGGATTCTCATATAAACGTAGAGTAGTGTGGCTTCCTATGTATAAACGACCAGAAACACTTATCAAGAACTTTGGTGCTTTAACTAAGACTAAAGAGGCTAGAGAATACTTGTTTAAGTTAATGGTAGAGAGTATGGGAGAGTTATACGATAACTATGAGTTTCACTCATGCCAAATCGTAGATGACTTTGTTGAAAGATACCATCAAGAAAATGATAATATCCAGATATATCTTGATATGCTTGAAGATGGAGATTATGATGATGTTAAACCAAAAGCAGTATACAGTCGTTATGAAGAATGGTGCGAAGAGGAAGGATTTAAACCTATGCCTCCAAACTCATTTAAGAAACGTATTATGGAAGAGAAAGAACTTGAAGTTATTATTAAGAAAGTTAATAAGAGATCCAATCGTGTATTTGCGAAACTCACAAAAGGAGACTAGACAATGTTTGACAAAACTAACGAGCAACATCTTAACCGTCTAAACCAAATAATCGAAACAGAGAAAACTACAAAAGAGTATGGTTACTGGAAACGCACAGCAGAAGAGGCTAATAAAGAGTTTGAGGAAAATATCTCTTGGGAAACGTGGCGTGGTAGATATAAGAAGTTTGTTATGCCAAGAATTATCACAGGGGATGTTAAGACTTTTAAGCATACTAAAAAGGTTGACGGAGAAGGTAATATTGAAGATACGAAGGTATTGAAGTTATCTGAAAAGGAAACTAGCAATCCAAGATGGCTATTAAAAGCGTTAGGATACGATGCTAACTTCTTTAAACTTGCTTGGTATCAATGTAGTGATTATGAAATGCAGGCTAAAGGTGGTGGAGTGTTGCCGTTAACGGCAGTCAAGCACAGAGTAGAACCATTAGTAGTGCCAGAGTTTAATGCAAAAGACTTCTTATTAGAAGTAAAAGACTTACTGAAAACCGCACCAAAAGGATTTACCTTTGATACAAAACCAAAAGTACTGAATGGGCTAGATAAAGATAAAATGTTATTAGAAGTGCCTATTGAGTTGCATCTGGGTAAATTATCTTGGGAAGGTGACACAGGAGTCAATTATGATAGTAAGATAGCTAGTGCTAACTTTAGAGCAATTACACAAGGAATTATTGATAAGCAACAGTTACAAAAGTGTCATAAACTTGTAATGTGTATAGGGAGTGACTTCTTTAATAGTGATACTCCTGATAACACAACTACAAAAGGAACACCACAGCAAAATGATGTTCGTTGGAAGAAGATGTTTCGTTTAGGCGTTGATTTGTATAAAGAACATATCGAGGAGCTCGAGAAACACTTTAATGAAATTGAAATTAGATGTATTCCAGGTAATCATGATAGAATAACATCATACTATCTGTATGCACTATTAGAAGCTAGATATGAAGACCGTAAGAAACTTACATTTGGTAAACATACTAGAGAAATGCAAGATATTAAACACGGGCAATGTGGTATATGGGTACATCACGGAGATGTTAACCTCAAAAGAACGTTAGAGTCTATTGGATCTGAATTCAGAGATTTATATGGTACTACAATGTTCCACGATACTCATTTAAACCACTTACACCATAAAGGTAAAATGATAGCAGAACAAGGCGGAATGAATGTTCATCTAGACAGTAGTCCGTCGTATATGGATTATTATCATTATAGTCAAAGGTTCTTTGGTGCTATACCAAGATGGACAGGATATATATATGATAAGAAAAAAGGACCAATGAGTGAGTTTAATATAAACTTTGTACCAAAGAAAGAAAATAAAGTATTGACAAAAGGGCAATAATCTGATATAATAATCTCGAGGTTAACAAAACCTCACACCCCTTTTGATATTAGTAAGGATGTTATTCCTTACTGGGTGGATATAACTGTTAGAGCGGAGATGTGCATATTTCATTAATCGCAAACAGAGGATAGTATGACTGGAAGTAACAAATATGCTTAAGGTCATCGCAGTTAGAAAGACTAGCATCCGCAGGTATCTTCCCAGTAGCGAATAACAAATCCTTGTCTACTCAAAAAGAAAAGACCATAATAGGTCTTTTTTTACTTGCTGTTAAATATCTTATCTCTTTTATATTCTCTTTTAGCGTGATTAAAACTTTCTCTTAAATCAAAACCTTGTAGTCTTGCTAGATGTATACGGTAGAAGAACAGTTTTATCATCGTTTATCCCATGATACTAAAGTTTTGCCATTATTTCTAGTATCAATATGAACAAAGGTACGATAAACACCTAGTCCACCTATACCTAAGTCTTTATGATTTGCTTTCACCCATTTATATACAGTCAAAGGTGTATACCCTTCAACACTTATATCCATTGCTTTACCTGGAACGTGTTGAGAATCTTCAACCCCTCCTGCTTTTAAATTACAGAAGTAACTTCTAAACCCTCTATTAATATCTTTACTTATTTTAATACTAACTTTCGCCCCTTTAAAATGGGTTTTTATCTTTTCTGCTGCTAGAAACAAATTATAATCTACTTTAAGATATTCTAATTCATCTCCTTGTTGCATTTCCCATACTTGAAAATGAGGAGTAATATAAGTTTTGCTATTTACCCATTTTAAAATATGTTCTCCATCTTTGTATAAATCCATAGCAACGTTACCACTCTGCTTATACTCATTTTTAAGGTCTGTAAGCGTTGTTTGTATCTCTTTAATATCTTCTTCAAGTAATGCCTGTTTGTCCTGTGACATCGTTAAATCGCCCTTTAGATTGTGTGATAGGGTAGTTTCTGCTTTCAATAACCCTATATACTTAT